AATTAGGATCACCTCAAGTAAATATTGTACAAGATGGAAGAAGATAATGTTAGTTACTAGTATACCTCAATATGTTCAAGGTCTACTTAATGTAAAAGTAGATTTAACAACAACGGACAAAAAAACTATATATACAGCGCCATCTAATGCAGATTTTAATGCATCTGTTATACATTCAATAATAGCTATCAATAAATCTAGTAGCGCAAGCACTCTTTCTGTTACTTTCACTGGAGATGGTGTAGATGGCGGATCTGGGGCGGTAACTAATCACGAATTTCTTTATACTACAAACTCAACTATGAGCGCTCTTGGAACAATTGAATTTTTACCAAACACTTCTAGAGATTTTATCTTAAATGCTGGAGAAGCTGTTAAAGCACAGGCAGGACACGCAGATAGAATACAAATTATTTTGAGTATACAAGAGTATGCTGTAGTAAGAACACCACAGGTAGATTTGTAATGACAGCGTTTATGTTAGCATGTTATCTTAATGGAATGGCTGATAGAGATGGAATCTATTTTAGAAGTGCAGCATCATGTATGGATTTTAGTCAAATGTTAAGTAATCAAACATATATGAAAGACAATGAACAATATAAATACGAATGCATATGTAAACTTGTTCCATATGTAAATAAAGATAAAGTGAGGGTATATTAATGTTACAAGCTCTTATAGGACCAGTTACAGGACTTTTAGATAAATTTATACCTGACGCAGATCAAAAGGCTAAGTTGGCTCACGAGATAGCCACCATGTCCGAAAAACATGCGCAGGAGGCTTTGCTTGCTCAGTTAGAAATAAACAAAGCAGAGGCAGCAAGTGGATCTATATTTAAGGGCGGCTGGCGACCAGCAGTTGGGTGGGTCTGTGCGATTGCTTTTGCCTATCATTTTATCGTAAAAGATTTAATTATATTTGGTTCAAGTTTTGCTGGTGTAGAATTACCAGACCTGCCTGAATTTGATATGGGTACACTTTTAACTGTTCTTGGCGGCATGCTTGGCATCGGAGGACTCAGAACATATGAAAAGCAGAAAGGTCTTACAAAATGAGTTTATATAGAAATATACAAGCCAAAAGAAGAAGAATAAAAGCTGGTAGTGGTGAAAAGATGAGAAAGAAAGGTGCAAAAGGCGCACCTACAGCTAAAAACTTTAGAAGAGCAAAGCAGACAGTTAAGAAAAAATAATGTCAGATAGACTTTTTAGGATAAGAAGAAAGATGGCTAAAAAAAGAGACCCTAAAGTTGGAACAGGAAAAAAACCAAAAGGCTCTGGTAGACGCTTATACACAGATGAGAACCCAAAAGACACAGTTGGTATCAAGTTTGCCACAGAGGCAGACGCAAGAGCTACGGTTGCAAAAGTTAAGAAAGTCAGTAAACCTTTTGCGAGAAAGATACAGATCCTTACAGTTGGTGAGCAGAGAGCAAAGGTAATGGGTAAAAATAAAGTTGCCAGTATATTTAAAAGAGGCAAAGAAAGTATAAGAAAGGCACATAAAAAATGATGTGGTTTTGGTTAAGTTTATCTAAGTTTTTTAATAAAATAGGAAACTATTTTTATCACAAACATGTTATGTGTGTTAAAACAAAGACAAGGGAGTCAGTAAATGGACATACAAAAGCTGCGACAGGAAATAGAGGCAGACGAAGGAAACGTACATGAAATCTATTTGGATCACCTTAATTTGCCTACTTTTGGGATTGGTCATCTGGTCCGTGATACTGACCCAGAATATGGACAAGATGTAGGGACGCCTGTAAGTGAAGAGCGTGTAAATAGCTGTTTTGACAGTGATATACAAGGAACTATAACAGATTGTAAAAATTTATTTGGCAACTTTGATGACTTACCAGAAGAGGCGCAATTAATTTTATGCAACATGATGTACAATTTGGGGTACACAAGACTTAGTAAATTTAGTAAACTCAGAGCAAGTATATCAATTATGGACTTTACGGAGAGTGCAAATCAGATGTATTACTCGAAATGGAGAACACAAGTGCCTAACAGAGCAGAGCGATTAATAAATAGAATGAAAGCATTAGGAGCGTAATATGTTACCAGCAATATTAGGAATGGCAGCACAGGCATTAATACCCACAACTATTATGCCTGCGTTTTTAGCAGGCGCTATAGGTAGTGGAGTTGGTTCATTGTTGCAGGGAGGAACGACAGATGAAGCTCTTGAAGCTGCTGCATTAGGAGGTCTTGGAGGGGCTATAGGTGGACAAATGGGTGGAGCAGGCAGTGATGCTGCAAAAATGGCAGCCATGGACACTCCAATAAAAGGTGTTTCTCAATTATCAAGTGCAGGCGCACCTATGTCAGTTCCTGCTGGTGGTAACATACCATCACTTGACACATTAAAAAGTGGTTTAACATCTACCGCATCATCTCCATCGTTTCTTAGTCAATTAGGAACACCAACAGCTATTGGTACAGGTTTAGGCGCATCTTTTGCTGCTCCTCCTCCTATGAAGAAAGTAGAAGATGACTTTGTTGCACCAAGAGGCAAGCCTATATCTGGTGATGTAAGAGCAATGCCTGATGATTATGAGCCGGGTAAAGATGCTGAGTTTGATTTTGGATTTCAAAGAAACTTCCAAGAAGGCGGTCTAGTAGCTTTAGGCAACGAAATGGAAGGCGAGGGTCAAATGAATGACAAAGAGCTTATCAGTGCGGCTGTGGAGGCCATTAAAGGTACATCTGAGAACCCAGAAGTAATATTAGGTCAATTCTTAGCAAAGTTTGGTGAAGATGCGTTAAGAGATTTAGTTGATAAAGTGCAGTCTGGTCAGTTTGATGAAAACACTGGTGAGGGTGATGGTATGGTAAAAGGTATGGGTGATGGCATGGATGATATGATACCTGCATCTTTAGAGGGAGAGCAAGATGTATTACTTAGTGATGGCGAGTTTGTTGTACCTGCTGATGTCGTTAGTGGCTTAGGCAATGGATCATCAGATGCTGGAGCAGATAAGTTAGAAAATATGATGGATAGAGTAAGAGAGCTAAGAACTGGAGGTAAGATGCAGCCACCAGATATACCTGATGAGATGATGTTGCCTGCATGATTTGCACAGCAGTGCCTCGTGAGGC